CGGTTGTAGCAGTTGTATGAGCGGATGTTCCATTACCATACAAAATACCAGTTAGAGTTCCTGCTTCACCAGTTCCACCGTTTGCGGCATTTAAAACACCTGCAACAGTAATCGCACCAGTAGTAGCTGTGCTAGGTGTAAGTCCAGTTGTGCCTGCTGAGAAGCTTAATACACCAGTATTGGCAATCGCTGCCCAAGAGGGAGCAACCCCTATACCCCCAGATGTTAGTACTTGACCTGATGTACCGGGATTATTAGATGCCAGCACTGCTGTAGAAGCGGTATAGTCACAGAATACATCTTGTGTACCGGTAGAGAAGTTAACTGGAGTAGTTGCACTACCTGATAAAGGTGTGGTACGGACTAGAGTAGTTCCTCCAGCCCCTATAGTCCCTAAACCTACTTCCCAGTTACTTCCTATTTGATCTGCAATAACATAATAAGTAGTATTACTGGCACCAACACCAGCAGAGAAAGTTTTATAACCAGCAGCAGCACCTAATAGAGTTGCTGTGCCTACACCAGGGGATGTACAGCTTTCCTTTACTCTATCTGCAAGTACTAGCGCCATTTGTTATCCTTAACTAAATTGTACTTTAACAGTAAAGGCGATAGAGTCACCACTGTTTAATGCTACACCAGTGAAGTCTCCTTTGATAAATAAATTACCAGATGTAGAAGCATCAAACAAACCAGCATTTGTGATTGTCTCAGTAGTGCCTGCAGTTTGTGTTGCTACAACTTGAAAAGTGTCGTTAGTAGTTGATGTTGTTTGCTGTGTAACTGTGCCTGATACTCTAGGTGTTACCTCAGTAAATAATGTTGTATCAGTCGCTGCTGTTGTTCCTGCACCAGTTCCCCAAGCAACATATTGTGGTATTGTTCCACCACTGTTGAGACGGTTAGTAACAATAGCTTTGCCTGTATTTACGAGCAGTGTAGCCATAATTATAATCCTTTAATAAATTGTTTTACTTTCCAAATAAACATCTTCAGTAAGTTTCTATGGTAATAGTCTACAATACCAAGAGGTTCCACTGTGCCATCAGCACGAATGATAGTGGCAATCAGTTGAATCTCTTTAGCATTGCTGTTAGCTATTTCCATTATACACCCTGTTTAACTAGTTCTAATACTACAGAAAATACTAAAGGAGTACCACCTATAGTAGTGTTATAACCTGTAGTCTCTAGGGCTATTTTACCTGTAGGAGAAGTAGCATTGTTTTGAAGACCACCAAAGTTCCAGAAGGACATACGCCCACGTCCTGATAGAGGTAATATATCTAGTTGTGGAGTACCATCCCACAGTAGACGTACCTCAAGTGGGGTGGATATAGAATAGTCTATATGATCTATGCGGAACTTAGAAGGGATAGGGGAGAACGCAGCAGGATCAATCACAATAGTAGTAGCCACATCTGAGGTGTCTAATACTCCTGTAATTTTTACTGTAGTGTTTCTTGCCCCATCCATCAGTACTTGTGTGTTGACTACATTAGCCATGGAAGCCTCCTATTAGCGGGTGACTTCTTGAGCTGCCAAGACGTAATCCACAGTTAAGGTTTGAGTAGCAGTAGGTGTGATTTCAAATACTGGTGTCAAAATGGCATTAGTCAATGTAGTGGCAGAAGAACCAATAGTAGGCACTGCTACACGGAAAGACATAACATCGTTCACGAATACATCTAACTCAGTACCATTAAAGTAGAAACCCACATCTACCCATGCAGCACTAGTGGCTGTGGTTACTGTAGATACCAGAGTAGTGGCTGTACTGCCTACCGTGGATACAAGGCTTATAACGCCGCCAGCAGCCATAGAGAACCATAAGCCATCCGTGGTTGCTGAACCTGCTTGAAGGCCTACATAAGCCGTAGGGGCCGTTACAGAGGATACTTGGAAGCGAGATAAAAACCAGAGTTTGTTACCTGCCTGGAATTGTAAGAATTGACCTGCTTTATAAGCAGAGGAAGCGGTTGAAACACCGCCGGGTGTTAATACAGCAGCGCCACCCACAACAGTGGTAGATAAAGCAAAAGTAGAACTAGTGCCTGTGACTGTATAGTCTGTGCCGATTAGTGTGTCAAAATCGTTTGCATACTGAACAACCCCTAGCCCACTGGTTGGGCTAGAACTAGTATGAAAAGGATCTGGAAGAGGGTAATTACCGAGTGGTTCGGTTTTGGTTACGGTAGCTAGACCATAGTTAAAGCGGGTAGGTGTTCCCATTTAAATCTCCTAAAAGTGATGGGTCACGTTCTAATGAACGTTCAGGGTCGGTATTGTATTACTGTTTTGGAATTGATGGTACTGGGGGTCGTTGACCCTTTTCTTCTTTATGAGCAGCGCCCATATCTATCTCCTTAAGGAATCCCGACCTATATGATAGTATACCATATAAGCCGGGATTTGTCAAGCCCTATTTACTATTAGGGGCCGTTTGAACCATACACGGCACGGGGATCTGTCCAGCCGAAGCTGTAACGCTCGTAGCCTTTGGCTTTGGCATTCATGGTGTCAAAGTCATTGTCTTGGTCAAAACTAATACCCACACGTTCATAGTACTTCATACCTTCACGAATGTTAGTACGAATAAACCAAGCGTGAGGAGAAGTCAGGTAATGATTCATAACAATACCTTCTGGGAAAGCATTAGTTGCTTTCAGAACGTTAATATCGTTATTACCAGTACCAGTTTGATACACAGACTTCATAATACGATTGGCATTATACCATTCTTGACGAGCAATAATCAAACTACGGGGCATCACATTGATCAACAGACCGCGATCATTTTGGAAACCCATAATTGCGATTGTTGCATCTTCTAGTGAGGCCTCAGACAGATCTACATCGACTGTAGGTTTGTTAGAGAAAGTACCACCAGAAGTGTTAGGATGGTTAGTAGCGCACATTGCAACACCATCACCGCCTGTATAAGTGCCATTGAAGCCACGGTTATAGATGTTAGCACCAATGTTTTCTTTCGTTTGACGGAAAGACATTGCTAATGCAGCAGCACGGCGTTTAGATACTTGTTCATACAAATTGTCGTCCAATTCTTCTTTAGTAACGATATAGCCCAAAGCATATGCAACATGGGTATAACGTGTAACAAAGCCCTGAACTTCAGAATCATATGTAACACCAGCGCCTTCAGCCTTAACGGGGGCTAAACCGAAACCAGTTAGTTGAACATCTTCTTCATAGTTTTGTGAAGAAGAGTCTTTGTCAAAGAGTTTTACAAACTCTTCAGGATGTTCGTCATATACCTGACCCCACCATGCCTTAATTCCGGGCCATAGTGCTTTAGGATGCGAACCAGTGGTAATAATACCGGCCATTTTAGTTATCCTTTAATTAATTATTATACGCCAGCAGCAGCACCGAAGTACTGATGTTGGTTCCACTTGACCAGCATTGTTACATACGGGACGGCGGTGGATGTAGAGGCAGCAGCAGACAAAGCGCCTTGATTAACTGGGTCTTGAGTAGCACCAATAATCTGAAGGATTGTTGTATTGCCAGTATGGGTAGTAGCAACACCTGTCAAAGCAGTACTGGACAAAGGAGCACTTTGTGACAGTGTGCTTGTTTGGTCAGCGGCTTGATTAGTGGTGCATAGTTTATGTACAGCATTTTGAGCAGCACCAGTGCTGTCAAATTGTGCCGAGAAGACCACATTAGGATCGTCCACAACATATACATAACGATTTCCAGCACTCTTATTCAGATATAGCTTAGTTAAATCTAAGTTAGTACCTTGCAAAGATACACTGGGATCAACTACACGAACACCCACAACCACGCCCAAAGGAGGGAGAGTCGTAGTACCCTGTACATATTTAGTTACAGCAGGAACACCATTAGCATCACCACCCGCCCCAACCACAACAATATCACCAATAGCATAGGTGTTAGCTGAGTCAGAAGGAATGTAGTATAAACGACCTTGTTCGTTATACGATGCGCCAGTCAGTGTACCTACGGGGCTTAGCCCACGAGGAGCAGCAGAAAGTGCCATTTTGTTATCCTTTAAATTAAATTATTAATATTTTATACCAGCATTGTAGAAGCCATCAGATGACATACCATCTTTTGTCAACTTGCCACTTCTAATTGCTGCATCAGTTGCATCGTTACGTTTCTGTAGATCTGCTTGATCGTCTTTCCACCATTCTTCTTTGATCTTAAGAACGTAAGCATATACTGGGTCATTACCATCTGTACCCACTAAGAAACGAACCTTATCTCCTAAATCGGTATTACGAGAAGTTACATTCTCCATAGTACCTCCTACCTCGTCGGGAGAGACAAACTCATACCCGGAATCAATAGCTGCCTGAATACGTCCTGGCGAGTCATTGAAGATGTGCAAGTGATATCCTGGAATAAGATGCCCTACTTGCAGCTTACCGCGAGTCCCGTTAAATGCGCTTCGTTGCTTGCGCTCTGTCTTGGTAGGCTCTGTGGTAGCTTTTGTTCCTTGTTTAGTATCAGTCATTTCCTCTCTCCTAGTTCCAATCATAATCATTAACATATTCTTCGCGTGTCATCAATCCTTGCTTTACGAAACGATCACACGCCTTCTTTGCATCTTCCGGCAAACTGTTATAGCTTTTCTTACCGCCACTAACAGGCCGTGCAGATTCTCTCTGGGAACCTTCCATTGGGTTTGGTGTAGATTTCTTTTTACCAAAACGATCTGGAAACTTCTCTACTAGTTTTTCATCCAACTTATCAAGGAAGTCTTTACCTTGTAAGGAAGGTGTTTTACGTCTTAGAGAAGTACCCAAAGCATTGGCAATATCTGTCATATCCTCATCAGACCCAAACCAATCATTTTTACTAATCCACTCATTCAAGAGAGGGTCTTCTGTTACTGGAGGAGGTTCTTTTGCTTTTTCTTCAGCACGTTTAAGTTCTTCCTTGGCCTCAACACGTTGTTCCTTTAAGTCGTCCATTGCATCATCAATAGCAATAGCACGATCTCCATCACCCTGCGTAATCGCTTCACGCTTGGCTTGCTTTAGTTGTTCCAGTTGCTGCTCAAGTTCCTCGGTTTTCTTAGCGAACTGCGTCTTCTGGAACTCTCGAAATTCTTTAGCTGCTTCACGAACTTCTTCGGCACCTCGTTTAGCCTCTGCAAGTTCTTTAACAAGCCTTTCGTTGTGCTTGCGGACAATGGGTAATATCTCTCTGCCCCTACGGACAAATGTTTCTGCATCTACCCAATCATTTTCTGAACCACGAAAGGATTCTTTTGGCACCCAACCCTGTGCCTCTGCCTCTGCTTCATAACTAGGTTCCTCTGTTACTTCTACCTGTGTTTCTACTTGTTCTTCACTCATCTTAAACTCCTAATGAAAGATGTGGGTCAATTAAGACCATATCATCATCTAATCTAGCTACTAAATCATCATAGTTAACCATACGATAATCTCGTTTATCCTTCCCTTTGTACATCAGACCAGCATATTTAGCATATGCTACTTTCATACCAACCTTAACAATATCTAGCGGAACCTCATCACCTAACGCAATAATAACTCCTGTTGTATTGGCTAACTGTTCCCGTTCATTGTTTTCTTTGGTGGATACAATAATACCGCTTGCTGTCTTTTCTTCTACTTCTAACGGTAGGACAAGTACACGATCAAAGATTGGGTGAATACCGGAAGGATTAAGCATTACGATTCTCCTTAACAGCATCCATTAGTTCTTCATATGATAATGATAATATACTAGTTATAGCTGCTGCACGGCCTCGGACATTGTCATCATCCTCTGTTCCTGCTAACAGTATTTCCTTTAACCACTCTCGATCATTACTTAATGCTTTCATAAAGGCTTCTGTTACTTGGTGCTGCTTCCAATCCTTAAACTCTTCTGGGGTTACAACTATTGCCATTTCTATCTCCTTGTATTACATTTCTGGTTATTCAGGTGCTTCTTTTCCTTCTTCAGGCTGACTCATTTCCTGCATATGTTTTTCTAAGTCCATGACAGTTTTCATTGAACTCATAATACCTTCTTGTTTTGCCCTAGCCACTGATATTTGAGTATTCAGCATTGCAATATCGTGTCCTTTAGATACACCACCCGCTTCTTCAATAGCTAGAATAGCATCGGCCTCTAGTTTATGAATCTTAGCTTGGTTAAGTTCTGCGTCCTTCATAATCTTCATTAGACCCATCTTCATTTGTAACTGCATGTGGGCTTGTTTGGCTTGTTGTTTCATTTGTTCAATCTGTATCTTTTCCGATGGCCCCGGCTTAATAGCGTTAGGCCCTTTAGGATCTGGTAACACAGTTTCAATGTTATTAACCTTCATTGCTTTGAGGTACATCTTCTGAACCTCATACATATTCATGCCCGGAGTAGTTCCTGCTAATTGTAGCAGTGCTTGTGCTTGTTGAATACGTTGTACATCTGATACAATGTTAGGATCAGCACTAGGACGAACATCAGAAGACGATCCCGCATAGTCTTCAGCATCAATAAAACTGGAGCTATTATCACCGCTGTACTCTTGTACGCCTTGCAAATATAATTGGTTCAACCGATACAGTTTGCGGAACTCGTCCTTTAGACTCCGGTAAGTACGCTTGAAGATACCAGAGAATATCTTCATTCCCTGTTCTGCCATGGTTTGTGTGGTCTGTGCCGGAGTGTTCTGGCCGGGGTTTTGCCCGGTTAATATATCTACAGAACCACCAATACGTTCGCCATAGTTTATAAGTAGGCTTAGTAATTGGAACAGGACAGCAGAAGGCTCCCGCACGGGTAAGGGTACTACTCCCTTACGAAGATCATCACCAGTAGTATCTACATGCTTCCATTCTAGCGGAGCAAAGTTGGCGTTACCGCCACGGATTTTAACCCCTCGCGATAAGAACCCACCGGCTGTGTTAGACATTGTACCAGCATCCACCAACTGGTTAAGAATGGTGTCAATGCTTTGGTTGAGAGGCCCCAACAGAGATCCGAAACCAAGATCATAGAATCCACCATCAGGGCTTGGGATGAACGGAAACTTTGTGAAGTAGGTTTCAGGTTTAATACTGAGCACTTTACCATCTTTGTCTCTCTCAATAGAGTTCTTAAAGTATCGGGCTACGATACGAAGGATTTGCTTATTGTCCCTACGCATCCATACAATGTAGGGTTCTGAATAACCATCACCATCAAAGTCAATCCAAGTGTGCATCTCGATAATTTCATAAGGAGTGCTATCATCAATGGAGTCAGGAGCTGTCATGCCCTGTGCTTTGGACTGTGCCAGAGATAAGTTAGATTGTGGTACTGCGGAAGGATTCTGTTCCTTCATCCCTAAGAATAAACCACGAGCGACACGCTCATAAACATCATTCTTACTGAAATACTGTACGTGGGAGACACGAGGAGCTGTATCCAGGTGTTTAGTCCAATAGTTAACTACTAAGTCTTTAGCAAGAATATATTCAGAAACATTGTGCTGAAGTATTGGATCAAAGAAAGATTTCTTAAAAGCACAACCTACAATAGGCTGTGTAATTAACACACGATCCATTTCTGATTCCCAGTTCTCGTCTTCTTCAAGAAGCTGGTAAGACATATGATCTTCAATACGTTGAGCACGCTCTGCTTTCTTACCATCCATATCCATGCCAATAACTCGGCAATGAACAGGTGTTTGCCCGTTTACCAACACAGGATAGCTACGGGCATGGTACTGAAGGGCAGCTATAGTAATAAGCGGGAACTTAACATTAGAGGCACCGGGCCAAGGAAAAGACTTAGCTTCTGATACTTGGAGGGCTAACTTCATGGACTCTTCAGTACGTTTCTCCCACTGGGAACGAGATTGAATATCCGTCTCAAACCCCTTGAAGATGTCATAGCTAATGGTATGCAAGTCCTGCTCATCTAACTCTTCAGCAATGTTAGGCAGGGTTACAATATCATCAAGCTTTAGTTCTGTTTTAAGTTCCAAGTTTAATACCCTGTGGTTTCGTTACGACCAATAGTGTCATAACCATGTTCTTTTAAAGAAAGGCGATACTCTTCGTCCTCTTCTTCCTGAGGTGTGTTCGCAGTTTGCATCTGATCCAACATTAAACCA